CTCGTAGTCGTGGGAGTCGTGATGCTCGTGGGGGCAGTGTACAGCCCACTGCCGCTCAGTGTTCCCACAGACGGGGACATTGACCATGTGACCGTCTGCGTGGCGGTTCCATTGACCCAAGCCGAAAGTTGCGTTGAGTGGCCACCCATTATAGTGATAGCCTGTTCAGGCACCCCGACAGTGATACCTTGCAGGGCAATTCTTGTGGTCCCTGTTGCAGATAATGAGTCGGTAGCAATCACTTCCACAAATTGAGTTGGGGTGACATATCCATTGGTTCGGCTCACAGCTCCCGATCCCGAAGAAATAGACATCGTCGAAGTATCAACTACCTCGAAGTTGCTTGCATTAACTACCGATGTCACTGCAATTTCATTCAAGGCAGCACGAACTGCCGGGTCCAGTAGCAGATCTGTATTGGTTTGGATGGCTAATTGGCTACCGCCATCCGTCAAAATCATTCCATATCTCTTCAAGCCCAATAATATAATCTGAGCCGTAGCGGAATAGCTGGCAATGTTGAAAGAATTCTTCAGCCTTAAATATTGCCCATATTTAAAGCATGTTCCTGGAACACAGTAAGGGACCGCATTGGCTGTCGCAGGCCAAATATATGAGGGCTGGATTAGGCTATTACCTAGAGTAAATCGCAAGGCATGTTGCAGCGCTCCCGAGCGAATATCATCTAGACGCAAAGATACCGGCTGTTGCACCATTCCCGCCGCATCTGTAGCGCCGGTAGTAGGCAATATATGGTCGTAGCCGTTATATTTTACGGCACTCTGAGCGGTGCAAGTTGGACAGTTGTTCTGCGCAGGCCCGTTGTCGCCTGCGGCATAGTCGTTATAGATGTCGGAGAACTGACACGTCTCGCGATTGACGGCTATCACGTGGCGATCCAACCCGCCGAACGGAGTTGTAAATACCCCTGACTCACGTTTCAAAAATGGCCACGTGGCCATCTGATACAGCCCATCATTGGGGGGAGTATATGCGGTAATGAGATTCTTTGTGCCAGTAGAATTCGTCAGAATATTGGTACCGAAGCTAACCTCAAACGAGATATTAGAGGACAACAACGCCATCAACGCGGTATTACTTGCATGAAGCGGAAGCGCGTCAATGCGGGTGTTATAGATGTGGTCGGGCGGCAGCATCTGGCAACCGCCAACCGCCTGTTTTATCGTTACGGTGGATGGCGGAGTATACAACCCGCCACTGGTAATTGATCCAGCACTACCAGCCGCAAGACTATAGGTATACGGACCGGTCCCACCACTTGCTGAGAATTGCCGAGTGGTCCCTTGCGCAACAGTAGGAGTTGCCGGAGATACGACTATCTGGGCAGAGGCATTCTGGAGTACGACTAAGAACAATGTCAAAATCATTGCAGGGTCACCATAAATTCTGCATTCAGGCGAACCACGTGATAATTCGCGGCCCAGTCATCCGATCCTGCATTTGGTCGTTGGATCTGCACCCACATGCCTTTACCTGCTGCACTGTTACAAGACGCATCCAGAGTAAGGGACAATGTGGCGCTTTTCTGGTTGCCGGCGCCACTCAGTCCCGTGAGGTCTAGATTCGTAGCAGTTCCGTAGGTGGGACTAGAAATAGCCGATCCATCCGCTACACATGCGGTCTTCAACGCAAATCGTACGGATGAGCCAGAACCTGGGGTGTTGCCGGCGCCAACAAACTTCACGGACACCGCTGCCCCATCCCAGCCGCCTGGGATCAGCAAAAAGCATTCTATAGTAGGTGTGCTAGTGTTTGGGAATGCATAACTATAGGCACCTAAGTCATTCGAACCTAAAGCCGTGCTTGCCGGAGCTTTGCAATTCCCTACGGAATAAAAACCCCCGGACACGCTAGCCGGGGGCGTTACTATTTGTACGGGAACTGGGACTTTTGTAACCGACGCGCCGCCCGCGCCGTAGCATGTCTCGGTGCCCGCACTCGTCTTGGCGCATAATGTCGATCCGGTCTTGGGATATAGCCGAATGTCCCCACTTGCCGGATTTCCAGGGGCCGCGCCGAGAGTCCAGTCAACATACCCATTCCCATTCGCCTGCCCAGTCCAGAGCGGAGTAGCCCACGACGCCTGCGATATATTGCTTGATGGCGCGCCAAATTGCATAGTCTGTCCCGCAGTGTTGGCAGCAGCAGCCATTTTCAACTTTTGAATAGTAGTGATGGAATCAGGCGCTACAAATGAAACATAATCAGAGCCGTTTACAGAGGCTTCGTACATCTTGTACTCGCCGGCCGCTGTCGATGACGATGCAAACGCTGGAGCAGTCACTGTACCAGTGAACGTGCCGTCGCTTGCGCCTGGATTCACTTCGAAACCACCGCTGCCGCTGTCGAGGCTGGAGTTGTAGGCAAACGTATAAACCCTGTTGGCAACTAAATCCCCAGCGGACGGTTGAGTCGCGGTCCCGCCTGAATACTTCAGATAGATATTCTTGGCACCAAGCGAGTTGATGTTGACCGTGCTGCCGCCCGTATTTGTTACATCAGGCTTAAACGCAACAACAAGGCCTGCGGTGTAGGCCGTCAGCGCGGGACTGAGGTTGCAGGTATAGGTGGTAGTGGAGGCTCCAACTGGGGCGCAGTAATTGGAGCCGCCACTTTGCAGCGCGTAGGAGAACGGTTGCCACCCGCGATTGCCTGTGGTGTTCCAGCCCAGACCCTGCTTGTCCAACGGGGCCAGCGGGTTGTTGATGATCGTCCCGCGCAAGGAGGAGGCATCCTGCGCATGAAGAGAGCCAAGCAGAAGCAGCGCCAACGCGCTACGTGGGAAGTTTCCTTTTGCCATAGATCTGGATGATTACCGCGTTGGCTGCATCGCAACTCACCTTGATCCCACTCTGAAAGGTAAGGCCATCGCGGTATTCAATCGGCGGTGCGACCGCCAAGCTCGCCACTACAGGGGTGAGAATGGTCAACCCGTTCCCGTCCTTGATGGTCACCTGCCGGTTGGTCGTAGCGTCCACACTGCTGAGGTAGATCGACAGCACATAGACGGTGCTGGTGGTGATTGTCGCTTCACTCAGGGGAACAGCAATCGGACCATAGGAAAAGTCCGCATCCGGCAGACGGCGGGGTGTCTGTGTCACGATCCGCTCCTTTAGTACACGATGAAATCAGCGCGAAAAGCAGTCGGTGTGATGGGAGCGCCAGTCGTGTTGTAGAAGAAAAACGTGATCTTGTTTGCGCCAGTCACGCGCGGCGGCTGCGACATGATCAGCCCGGCATCCAGGGTGGCGCGCGGCACGATAGTCACGATGTCGTTCGGCCCGATGCGGTAACCACTGACAGTGATCTCCTCGGTGCCCCCAGCGCCAGCACCAACTGCGCTCACGAAGGTGAACAGATAGCCGAGCGGCTCACGCGCTCGGGACTTGTACGTCATCGAAGTCGATGTGCCCATGGTGTCCTTCCTTGTTTTGCGCTGGCTACGAGAGGGTATCCCGCAGCCAGCGTCCCTTCCAACGTTTGGCAGCTAGCAGGGGATCGTTAAACCGCGAGAGCGTTCTTCACGGAGGTGCACGCTTCTTGCAGTGAGTTCATGTAATTCTTGGTCGTCTTCAGCTTCTGGCACGTCCCGCCCGAGGTGTAGGCCGCATTGCCGACCGACTGGTTCAACTGGAACGTGGTGCTGGTCACGACCGTGATCTGGAACGTGCCATTCGCGGCGGTGTTGCCGCCGACGTTGATCACATCGACGAAATCGTTGGTGGAGTAGCCATGTGCAGCCGAGGTCGTGATGACGATAGGCGTGGCATTCGTCGCACCGGTAATGGTCGCGGGGTCAGTCGAAACGACGATCGCGCCCAAGTCCTGCGGAGGGGTGTGGATACGGGTCCCGCCAGCGGGGAGCGTGGTGGGGGAGGTCATAGCCACCGTGTAGTAGGTATTGTCGGTGGAGTTGAAATAGGTGTACAAAGCGAACGAAAGCTGCGACATGCGTTTCTCCTCAAACGAAATATACCATAGCAGACTACAATAGGTGGTGTAGTGGCATACGAACACCCCAACTGGTTGTTGTCAAATTGCGGCTCAAATGGAGTCGAACATCTCTGCTGGGCGCGCTGGAAGGCCCGTACTGACCTGATCTGGCTCTGCCGGAACGTGCTGGATTTTAAGCATGTGTCTCGTAAACTTCACGGTGTCTTCTGTTCCAGACTACAGCAATTTCCAGCGCCTCCGACATTCCGCGAGGCCATGTCGCTCGATCGCTTCGATGGGGAGAAGTGGAACTACACGCCGTACATCATCGATCAGGAACGCTTGCCAGCTAAGTTGCCTGATGTCAACAAGTTGCCGGGAAAGCGCAAGCGGCTCATCCTTGATTCGCGTGGGTTCCTGAAGTGTCTTCCCGCCGATCAAGAGGTGCTGATTTCCTCGGGAGCCTACATCCAAGCTGGCTCTCTCAATGTGGGAGATTCCGTCATGGGAATCAATGACAAGACCATGGCCATTGAGTGGACCAAGATCGTAGCCAAGGAACTTCAGCCTGCGCAGAAGTGCTATCGCGTCACGTTTCGATCAGGGCGTGTGCTGACCACGTCTGGCAATCATCCCTACCGACTCGTCACGGGCTGGGTTCATGCGGAGAAACTGCGTCCTGGAGATCGCATAGCAACGATTGGGCGTGTTGATTTGCCGCAGCACGGCAAGCCATTCCCGCAGGCAGAATTGCTGGGATGGCTCATGGGAGATGGGCACATGGCCCGTGGCATGGTGACCAATATCAACCCAGACTTCATAAAGCGAATCGTCAAAGCGGCGAAACGTGCTGGCTTTGAAGGTATTCCACGCCTCCAGCGTCAGATTCCATATGTCAACATTCGCAATGCCCCGAGCAAACGACGGTTGCGAGGAGAAGGCACCTTTAGGCGATGGCTGAGAGATCTCGGTTTGTCGCAAAGCCTGTCCGGGGATAAATTCGTACCTCGGCAGATATTTGAGGCGAGGCTGGTTGATATTAAAGCATTCTTGCTGGCACTGTTTGCGTGTGATGGAACATCGGTAAAATCTGGTATCTCGCTCACGTCAAAGAGTTTGCGACTAGTGACAGATGTGCAACGGCTGTTGTTGCGGTTCAATATACGCTCGACAATCTATCCAGTGACAATCAAGCACTACGGGCGCTACTACCAGTTGGGAATCACCTCAGTTCCAATGGTCAAGCGATTCGTTGAGCAAGTTGGATGGATCAAGCAAAGCCGGTTTAATTTCGAAGCGAAGACCAATCCAAATCGAAACACTGTGCCGAAGGAGTGGCGGTCTCTATACCCAAAATATTTCTTTGCCCGAGGAGAAAAGCCGGAGGGCCTTCGCACTACGTCCTTGACCAAATATGCAGGCCGAAAGGAAGTGTTGGCGCAACTTGGCGAACTACTGCCCGATGAACGCCTAAGAAACATGGGGTCGGATGATTTGTTCTGGGACATCGTAGACCACGTAGAGCCTATTGGCGAGCAGCCAACATGGGCAATCCAGACCGAAAACGAGACTATCGCAGTCAGCGATGTCGTCACGCACAACAGCACAATCAACATGTTCGCGCATACGGTTCAGTGGCACGCAAACTACCCCGACGCCGCAATCATCCTGTTTCAGGCCAATGACGACAAGATCTCGGAAGTGCTGGCCACGCTGAAGAACATCTACCTCGTGAACGCCAAGTTCCGCGAACTGTTTCCCGAGTACTGCCCACCGTCCGACATAAAGAACTGGGGCAACATGAGCCGGTTCACGTTGCCGAATCGCACGGCAGGCCACGCCTTCACCATGCCGAGCATTCAGGGCCTTTCGCTTGGCGCATCGCTCGCCGGGAAGCACGTGGACGTGATCAAGTACTCCGACGTGGTGGACGAGAAAAACTCAGAAAAAATCGAGATGGTGCAGAAAACCATCAGCCAGTTCGACATGTCGGACAACCTGCTCATCGGTCCCGACTACTGGCAGGACGTGGAGGGCACCCGCTACCACGCCGAGGATCTGTACGGCGCGATTGTGCAGCGCGAGAAGGAACGGCAGACGCGCGGTATCGCGTTCAAATACAAGGGCAAGTACCACTTCTACCGCGAGGATGCGGAGAAGGCGGCAGGGCCGAAGAACAAGAGCAAGATCCAGATTGTCGAGAACGTGTATATCCCAGACTTGGAGCGTCGGCGCTGGGAAGTGTACATCAACTGCTGCTGGGAACGCGACTACTCCAAGTTCGACAAGCCAGCCACCTTTGACTACGATGATGCCGATGCGCCGTTCCTGGTGGGCGAGGATGGGCGGTACGTATCCCGTTGGCCCGAGCGTTTCTCGACCGATGCGCTCCTTGACAAGGCTGAGCGCGACTACTACCAGTACACGTGCCAGCAGTTGAACAACCCGCGCTCGAACCCTGATGGCTCAGGACCGTTCCCGATTACCCAGTTCCATTCCTTGGTCAGGCCGAAGCGGGTTCTGCGAGAAAAAATCCAGCTTTCGCATTACCAGATTTCTTGGGACACCGCCGTCTATTCCGGCAACCGCCACTGCTACACCGCAATCATTTGCGCTGGCGTGGATGGATCTGGGCGCAATTGGGTGGTTGAGTGCCACATCGGGAAGTATCCGCCCGAGGAGGCCGTCGAGATCGTGTTCAAGATGTTCACGCATTACCACTCGGCCTACCATCCGGTGTCGCGCATCCTGCTCGAAGACGTGCCATACAATCGCGGGCTGAAGACGTACATCACGCGCACAATGCAGTTGCGCGGCGTTCACCTGCCGATCGTAGATGTTCCACGTGACACCAACGAAAGCAAGATCGCTCGCATCTCGGGCACGCTGTCCCCGCGCTATAAGGCTGGCGACATTCTGTTTGCGGTGGACGATATCTGCGATCCCGACACGGAGGAGATCCGCCAGCCGAACTTCGATGAGTGGCCGGATTGGTTGCGCCACCTGTACAAGGAGTTCGACAACTTCGCGGAGCCGAACCCACTGTGGTTCGTGGACGGCATGGACGCGCTGACTGACCTGTTCTGGGGTAAGGAATGGCATGGCCGGGAGCGGGCGCGAGCCAGCGCCTACCAGGAGAGCCAGTTGCCTTGGCCTGAAAAATATTTCCAGTCTCACCCCAACGACACCATGCCGAGTTCCGGCAATGAGCAGTACTACAACATCACGGGAGGCTTTTGATGCCTGCTACCGAGCAGCCGATTCAACCCACACCGATCGATCTGAATACGACCCCGTCTTGGCTGTTCAGAAACGACCCGATTACCAACGATCAGGCGCGCGCCACGGTGATGCAGGCTTTCACGTGGTATGAGTCGCGCCGCACGCCACAGGAGGGCCTGTGGACGCTTGCTGATTCCCTCTACAACGGCGTCGTTGAGGCGCGGAAGTGGGACGGCAGCAACGTGCTGCGCTCGCACTTGCCGAACAATATCGCCTTCGACCACGTCGAGGGGGCCATGTCGCTCGTCTGCTCGGCGCTGTTCGATAACCCTGAGTGGTTCGACTGCGAAGCCATGGAGCACACGTCGCCGCAGGATGCGCGGGATGCCCAGGCAATCCTTCAGTACTTCCTCTCGATTCCAGACGAGATCACCTACCTCGACCCCATTGTGGAATTGAAGATGGCGATTCGGACCCTGCTCATGTACGGGACCGGCTTCATCGAACTGGAGTGGATTGCGAACAAGCCGCGCTTCAAGTGGGTGGACATCCGCAACGTCTACATTGACCCAGCGACCCCCGGCTGTGTCATCGGCAAGGCCCGCAACCTCATCGTGCGGGAGATGAAGACAATCGAGGAGATGCAGGAAATCGCGCGTTCTGACTCGCGCATTGAACTCCCACCGCTCCCCGTACTGCACGCGCTCGCCGATAGTATGCCGTTTACCAATGCGGACGCGGTGAAGACGTGGGCGAACCTTGCGCGCGGCATTCCCTACAGCCCTCCCGGTGACGATTGGCAACCGCTGCCCAAGAATCGGTTTCTGGAACTGCTGAAATACTACGAGGACGGCAGGGTGATTTGGGTACTTGGGCGCACCTACCCAATCTTCATGGAGGAGAACCCCTACCAGTTCAAGCCGATCTTCGCTGCGCCTTGCCGGGACGTACATGCTCAGTTTTACGGCATCGGTATGCCCGAGGCTATTCGCTGGCCGCAACGCTACTCCGAGGCCCTGCGCAACAACCACATCGACGAGATGCACCTGGCCATGAATCCGATGAAGATCATCGGCATGGATACGGGAACCAACCACAGCGATCTCAACACGCGCCCTGGCCTGACGCACCGCACCTCAAAGCCACGTGAGGCGCAGGTGATCGCTCCTCCCGGCATCACCCTAAATGTGAGTGGGGAGATAGCAGATATTGAAAATCTCGCCGCCAAGCGCAATGGTATTTCGGACATTTCTATCGGAGGTACGGGTAAGCCGGGGCAGTACCGCACGGCGGCTGGCGTCAATGCTCAGTCGGCTGGCACCAACGTGCGCCTAAAGCAGATCGCGGAGAATATCGAGGACTACCTGCTCAAGCCGCTCCTGTACGGGATGCGCAAGCTCATCCAATTCCACACGCGGCCTGAAGACGTGCTGATTGGGGCCTACCCTGACGCCATGGGCGGGCAGACGGTTCTGAAACCCTTGACGGCAGCGGTGATGCACAAGCCGCTGATGATCAAGATCGAGTGCGCCTCAAAGATGCTGACTCGCGATCGGCTGCTGCAACTCCTGGAGCCGGTAGGCCGCACGCTCATCAACGGGCCCGTGATGCAGGGGTTGGCGCAGACCGGCATGAAGGTGAACGCCGCAGAGTTCGCCCAGATGATTCAGGATGCCGGGGGCCTGACAAAACGCTATGCCCTGGTGATTCCGATGACCGACGAGGAAAAGCAGCAGATGAATGCACCGCCGCCACAAGTGGTCGCGGCGCAACAGAAGGCACAGCAAGACGCGCAGTTGCGGTCGCAGGCTACGCAGGCGAAGTTCCAAGCCGATCGCGAGAGGAACCAGACGCAGTTGCAAATCGCCGCCATGAGCAATCAGCCAAATCCCTTCGAGGCGCAGGCCAAGCAGCAGGATTCCATGCTCAAACAGCGCGAGATGGAGCAGAAGCTGGCGGCGGATGAACGCACGACCCAGATGAAATTGCAGGCGCAGGCGCAAAAGCAGCAGATGGACATGCAGGCAAAGGCTGCGGAACTGAACCTCAAGCAATACGAGATGGCGATGAAAGCGCGGGAGATGGACATGAACCAGCGCCTACAGGTCCAGCAGCACTTCCAACAGTCGGAAATGCTGCGCCAGCAACATGCGCAGACGCTCGATCAAGACCGGCAGATGGGCGATGAGAAGCGCCGCCAGATGATAGAGGACGCGCGTATCCGCCAGCAAACGCAACAAAGGCCACAGAATGAACGAGTTGAAAGACGTTGAGATTGGCGAGATAGCCGGGCTGCGGAGTAATCCGGGGTTTCAGGCATTGATGCAGCGGGTTCTGCGGGACCCGCTTGCTCGCGTCGAGCAAGACATGGTGCGATACCCCACCAGCCAACGGCAGAGGGAAGACCTTCTACCCTACTGGCAGGTGCTGAAAACGATGGAGTCAGAGGTTAAGGAACTGCTCGATCAGTGTCAAAAAGAGGTAGCCACGCGGCAGTATGAAAATCCCATAGGCCACATTAGGTAGTGGTGCCTTGACACGCGACCACAAGATCAAGTGTATTATGAGAGTGATATGGCAGACGAGCAGCTACTTAATCAGTTGAGACAAATTCAGGCGGAAGTCGAAACTTCAGCCAATCCAGGAGACCCGCTTGCGGCTCCTGCGGTCGGTTCGAAGTTGCGATTCAACCTCGGCGGTCAACCGATGGAGTTCGAATCGCAGCAGCAATTCGAGCAGAACTTTGCGAAGTGGCAGTCGGAGATTGCCGCCGAACGCCAGCGCATGGCCGCTGAACTGGAAGCTGCCCGTAGGCAAGCTGCGGCTGCACAGCAGGTGCCTCAGCAACAGGCCGAGCAGCCCGCGCAGGGCAAGTTCAGTAAGAAAAAGTATTTCGAACTGCTCGAAGAGGACCCGATGGCTGCGGCCACGTACCTCGACAATTACCGAATGTTCGGTCGCGAGATGCCGGGAGTCGATCCGACGCAGTTGGTCGGTACGATGCTGCTCAACCAGAGCAATGAAGTGGTCGATCTTCGGCTGGCCCAGCAATTTCAGGGTCGGCTGAATTGGAACGACCCGCAGGTCCGTCGTACCATGGACGCCGAGCGCGAGCGCCTCGGTAAGCCGAAGACCCCCGAGGGCTACGAGGATACGTGGGCGCGCATGGTGGTCGCTGGTCAGGTGATGTCGCCCGCTCAGTTGCAGGCGATGCGTGAGCAGGCCGCTGGCGTGACTCCTATCCGCCAAGGTCTGCCGTCCACTGGGCCGAGTTCCATGGGGCCGGTCAGCAATGACGAACAGAACATGATCGACACGTTCTATCGGATCGAGGCTGATCCCAGCCTGACGCCCCAGCAGAAGCTGGACAAGTTTGCGCAGTTTCGCAGTCGGCTAGCGAACGCTCGCTAGGCGAGATTGGCCTTCCTTCTGGCAGCGGGAAGGGCAGGGGGGAAAGAGGAGATTTAGGATATGGCCTACGCGCCGACTCCCAATACAATCGTTGGCAACCTCATGCCCCACCTCGATATCGTAACGATGAGGACTACGGCGCTGATGCCACTTGAGAAGGACACGATCTTCTACAAGTTGTTCTCCCCCGATACGATGCAGCAGGGAACGGGGCAGATTTGCCGCTGGTACCGCCCCAACAACCTCAGCGACCCCGGCTCCAACCCCACGGCTTCTACCGAAGGCGCGGTTGGTACGTCGAAGACCTACTCGACCAAGACCATCGACGTGAAGATGGCGAATTATTCGGACTACATCACGATCTCTTCACAGGTCACCGACGTGTCCGCTGTCAACGACCTGATGAACGCTGCCGGCCGTCTCGGATACTATATGGCGCTTGTCTACGACAACGTGCTACGTGGCATTCTCGACGCCGAATACGCTGGAATGGCTCGTACCCCGCTGAACTCGACCACGCGCTACATGTCACTCCGCGATGTTCGCGCCGCCCGTCACTCGCTCCGTAACCTCGGCGTGCAGGGCCTGTCGAACTTCAACGGCAACTACGGCATGATCGCCTCCCCGCTAGTCACCTACGACTACTATGCCGACCCCGACACGGGGGGCTTGGCAGATCTCGTGAAGCAGCAGCAGAGTGCGGCGAACCTCTTGCTGAACTACGGCAAGAAGAGCTACGAGAACCCGCTCAACAGCAACAACCAGACCGAGATTCTGGAGTCCAATAACGTCCGCACCGGCACCGACTCCAACTCCAACACCACCTACTACACCTACATGTTGGGTGATGGTGGTTTCGGCAAGGTGGAGCTTTCCACCCGCCCGACCAACGCCAAGCCTTCCAGCGACGAGGGCACCCGCTTCCGCATCACCACCGTCAAGGACGACAAGCCCTCCAAGGTTGATCCCACCGGGGCCATCGGCGGGTTCTGCTCCGCCAATGCGTGGATCGGTGGAGCGTGCCTTGCTGGTCCTGCTAACACGGGCGATACGTACCGTGGCTATCAGTGGTATTTCCTGTCGTCAATCGCTTAACTTCCTCCTGCTCGGGGAGTCCTCGTGGCTCCCCCTTTTTTCTATGGCCACATATCAATTGCCACAAGTCGGTTCACCCACCGGGACGATCTCTTGGTCTGACGGTACGGCCTTCAACGGCTACGCGCTGATCGGACTGAAGGGAATGTCTGGCGGCGGTACGACGTGGCCAACGATTGCGCTGAAGAGTGGGAGGACCGTTCCGATTTGGGCTGAGTGCCCGATCCTGAACGGGCAGTTTCTCGATAACTGCGGCGTGGTCTACAACTCTGAACTGGTGCCACCCAACACGCAGTACGTTGCGTGGTACTACGACAGCAACAGCGTGCTGGTATCGACCGTCTCGGCGGCTTTCACGGTGTCTACGAGCACCTTCTCGATTCCAGCCTTAACCCTTACGGCACCATCAGTTGGCAGCGATCCGGTACCACAGACATGATCATCCAGGATAAAGCAGCGCAGGTAAATCAAGCACGCTTCGCGGAAGCGGAAGCCCGCCGCAACAAGTGGATTGATGAGCAGGAAGCTCTCGCCAACTTCGTTGTGGACGGGATGGACAATCACCCCTTCGACGCCTCGGCGAAGTGGGGGCGCTGGCTCGATACCACAGAGTTCGAACGGCGACTGGGCAAGTTGTGCCCGAACTTGGCATTTCGATGGGGTTCGAACCCAGCACGCACCGACCATAAGTGGCTGATGCTCAAGACCGAAGACGGATGGGAGAAGTTCGCGACATACCCGAACCCCAAGATTCCTGAGCGGTCCTTGTGGCGGCAGAAGACAGAACAGGTTCCCGATCGCACCTATGGCACCGAGGAACAGCCGTACAACCCTGCGGACTTCCCGCAGGACAAGCGGCGCTGGATTCCCATCAAGGATCAGGCCTTAGCTGATGCGTTGAATGCGCGCGCCGGGACGAACTACACCTTGGCTGAGATTCAGAGTGCATGGGAGCCGAACGGTAAAGGCATCGGCCAGTGGGTCTATGACGATGACGCTCAGTTGCCGGGAATGAAGACGCTGGTACAGCCATGGGGCGAGTTGCTCCGTGGATATCGCTCGATCCTCGTGAAGCTGGTGCAGTGGCGGGTACTTACCCCGCATCAGGTTGAAGCAGAATTTCTGCGGGATAACACCCCGGAATGGGCGGGGAAGATGGGCCATCAGGCCGTCACGCGCCCTTGGTAAATGGCAGCTAGGAGAACAAGAATGGCAAAAGAGATGGAGCTTCCGATCATCACCCCCGCCTTGACGGGCGGGATGAGCGCGGAGGTGCAGGCCGAGTTCGCGGCGTTGCTGCGATTGCAGCGTGGTCAGCTTGAACGGGAAATCCGCGAGAAGCAAGAGCGCGAGCAAAACGACCTGGCGACGAAGAAAATGATCGCGCAGGACACGCTGAAAAAGATGCGCGAGGACAAGCAGACGCAGGAGCGTTGCAGCCACCGCTCGACGGAGTTGGATAACCACCCGACCACCGTGGTCTTCGTCAACTACAACGGCCTAATGATGGTGCACTGCGCGCGCTGCAAGAAGAGCCTAGTGAACATCAGCAAGGACGAGGCGATGGTGGAGTTCAAGGGCGCTCTGCGGAGCGAGGAAAGCTGGGGACAGGTGTTCAGCGGTCCCACAATGGGATTGATGGGCGGGCTGTAAATGAGGAGGAACAATGGCCGTCTTGACGCCACTAAACGCTTGGGAAAGCGCGAAGCTCAACGTGCGCAAGATGCCGTTGGACGATACCTCTACGACCCCGACGTACCGCGCACGGCTGCTTGATTCCGCCTCAAAGATGATGTGGAACCTGCGCCCGTGGCGCTGGACCATCGGCGCACTGACGAGTTTTCCTCTGGTGGCTGGGACGACGCAGTATACCCTGCCGTCCTTTCCCTCTGATTTCCTCAGGCTGTACAAGTGCTGGATGAGTGACGGCGTTTCAACGGTGCGCTACTTCCAGACGCAGCCATATTCGCCCAGCACCTCCACGTACAACGAATTGCCCGTATTTGTGGCCCACATCATCGGCACATCGAACGTGCGGGTATGGGGCGTTCCTCCCGCACTGGCGGGAACTACGCAGACGTTCGAAGGCCTGTACAAGAAGGCCTCCACGAACATCACGGAATCGAATATCACCTCCACCACCGTGCTCGGCTTCGAGGATGACTACTTCCCCGTCTACGAGCAGTTGGTGCAGTACTACGCTTTCGTCTACGCGATGGACTCCCGAGCAGGTGGCAGTGAGTACGATCCCCAGCTTGGAAAGGTGACGTACAAGGGGCAGTTGGCTACGGCCATGGCCTACGTGGAGGAGTGGGGCAAGCGTGATTCTGACAACCCGGAGTGGGACTACCGTCCCGGCCAGAAAGCGGACAAACGATGAGCTTCACTTTCCGCAACGCCGCTGATCCCGCTTCGCAGATTCTGGAGCGTGGCCTTGAGCCGCAGATCCTCACGAATGCCTGCAACATGGCGATTCAGACGGTGTGGCGCGCCTACGATTGGCACTGGACGCTGGCGAAGTTGCCGCCATTCTACCTGATTCCCGGCAAGCAGGATTACGGGTGGCCCGCGGTCACCGTGCCGAGCGATTTGGCGGCGATCCGCAAGGCGTATTTCTGGGACCTGCGCATCTCGCAGATCCTGCCGGTGTCCGAGGTGAAGGTGATCCAGAACCTTGGGTTGAGCCAGATCATGGAGTACCCTGCGCGGTCGATCTGCTACATCCCTGCGGGCATGTCGCCCAACGGTAGTGGGATGTTTCGCATTTTCCCGCCATCGCCTGCGAACTACGTCTCGCCCTACGTGATGATCGATGGTGAGTACAAGAAGATCTGGACGTACCAGTTGAACAGCACCACCTACACGCGGCTTCAGAATGGCCATGACGTGTCGGTGAATTTCCCGTTTGGCGATCAGTATTTCGATTTCGCCGTGGAGATTATGAAGTGGGCGTTTATGGCCGTGACGCACCACAAGGATCGCGGCGGCGTGCAGGTACAGAACGGGAGCGAGAGCTACTTCGGGCAGTACGCAGTGATGAAGTGGGCGCTCGCGCAAATGATGGACATCGAGAGTGGAGAGCAGGGGAATCCTGCGATCGCGCCGGAATCGGATCTGGTATCCGGTGGTGGCGTATTCAATACGTGGGGGTTTTAGAGTATGCCAATTGGTGATCAAACACTTGCTCAGCAGGGGTACCACCAGGACTATCAGGTCCCACAGTATCAAGGGCCGCAGTACCACGGCTCAATGGGACCACAGGGGTATGCGAACGGACAGCAAATGCAGAATCGGCCACTGCCATTGACGATGCAGCAATACCAGCAGTTTCGTCAGCGGTTTCGCCAGCAGCCGAACCCCATGATGGGATTCAACCCGTTGATGGGCGGATACGGGGGTGGCATGGGCCGTTTCGACGGCTCGCAGATGCCGCAATTCGCTGGGCCTGATCCGGCGATGGGTGGACCGGATCGTGGACGAATGAGTTTTTTTGGAACTCCAGGGTTCGGGTTTCGCGGCCCCGACAATGGGCCAACTTGGGAAGATTTTGGCACCGGGATGGAATATCTCAGCGAGCCATCCCAGACTACCGCGAACTCTCCGCAAGGCCAGAACCCGTACAGCAACTGGGGCGGTGCTGGCGACACATGGACCAACAGCCCCGAGCAACGAGCGGATCTCAATCGTCGGGCACAGATAGCACTGCAAGGCCCCAATTATGGCAACAATTACGGGCAACCGCGAAGCGGAAGTGGAGGGGTGGGCAGCTATGGTCAAAGCGGTTATTATCCTCCTGGCTTTGATCTCCGAACAGCAGGAGAAGGCGGCTACAGCGGTGGCGGCGGATACCAGCAGCCCTCCCAAGGCTACGGCAACATCGCCGCCCTGTTCAGCCAACTCTTCGGCGGTGTCGGGCAAGCCATATATGCCAGACCAGATGCCACCGGTGGTGGTAGTTACGGAAGAGCCTACACCCAACCCAATGGCATGTTTGGCGGAATTTACGGAGGTGGCCAGCAGCAGCCGAACCCATCACCGTATGGCCCCAGCCCGTTCATGGGCGGCTCCATGTTCGGCACGGGTAGCTTCGGCGGGCAGGGCGGCGCGCCCTTCAACAGCTACAACCCCTTCGGCAACATGATGGGCAGCAGCGGCCCCAACCCGCTCATGGGCGGCTTCAGTTCGCCGGGTGGCGGAATGTTCGGGGGTGGCCAAGGCTTCTGGCAGGGCGGCGCGCCGCAGCAAACAGGAATGCAAGCGCAAGGCTTTGGGCAAAACCCCTATAACATCCCGTCTTCACAGCTCACCCAAATGTTTGGGCCGAATTGGAATGTAATGCAGAACAGGTAAGAAGGAGAACTCACATGGGTATCGTAAACATTGGCGGCATGGCCGTAAACACTGGCTTTGAAGACGGCAGCGATGGGTACGTCAACCCGTTTGGTGCCTCTCCCGGTAACCCCTCTGGCCTGAACTACTTCTCGAATCCGTTCATCGGAGGAGTGCAAGTAGATAACCCATGGGTAGGCTCGGGCAATCCCGGCAACGTGCCGTTTGAGCCGATCGCCGCAACCTCAGCCGCAAACAACAGCAGCATCAGCAGTAACCCGTTTGGCATCGGCGTTCCCGGCTCTAGCAACAGCCTGTACACGAGTGGGCAGATGCCAGCGCCGACGCAGCAGCAAGTCAACAACAACCCTAGCATCTACGCCGGTACGTCGTTCGACCCTGCTCGCTACCTCACGTACCCCGGTAGCCCCTACGGTCCCGGCAATTACGTGGCCTCGACGGGCGGCTCGACAGGCGCGCCCTCGCCGCAATCGTTGGCAACGACGCAGAGCGATCCCACCGGCCAGAACCACAACATCTACGCCAATTTCCTTGCCGCTCAGTCTCCAGCAGCGCTTGTTCTTTCGCAGATGTTGACGGCGGGAGAAGCACCGATGCGGCAAGCGCAACAGTGGCTTGCGGCCAATGTGCGGCCCGACGCAAACACGGCCAACCCTGGTGCAGATTTTGGGAGCCTCGGCCAGTATTGGAGCGGCTTCAACAACAGCATCAGCGGCAACGGCACAGCGACTCCGGGAGTTCCTAATCTCGGCAACGGGATCGGCTCCAATGGCTTCCCAATCACCACGACCAACAGCACGCCCAATGTGTTCTCCACGAATGGTCCGCTGAATGTGGTTTCTACGCCGCCCGATCAGACGAAGGCGCAGCAGGGCATCAAACCGGGATCGACGCCCTACACTCCCGGCTACACCGGTACAGATGGCGGCAATGGTGACGGCTACTACGGGTTCCCTAGCGACATCTACCCCGGCTCTCCTGGCTGGTATGCGCTCTATGGTGGTGGCGGCGATCCATACGGCCCTGGAAGCGCTGGCAACGAGGTGCCGGCTGGCGGTGGGAAGCCCTCGAATAACAACTATACGCCCAGCTATACCGGCAATCCGAATGGCAATGGCGACGGCTACTATGGCTTTCCGGGTGGTCCCGGTGGTGGTGGCTACGGCTACCCCCCGCCCAATCCACCCAGTTACGGCTATGGCGGCTATCCCTTCCCCGGTTTCGGTGGCTACGGAGGCTACCCTTTCCCCGGCTATGGCTTCGGGGGCTATGGCGGCTCTGCGATACTTAATTATTTCGGTCCTGGCGGCTATCCGCTTCCTGGTGGCGGTGGCTACGGCGGTAATCCGTACCCCAATGGACCCTATGGCAATTACGGTGGTCTTCCCGGTGGCCCGCCCAATGGTGGCTATGGCACGGGTGGATTCCCCGGCGCTGGTGGTCCCGGAACTGGAGGCGGTGGGAACTTCGACCTCGCCTCGTTCTTCACTCAACTGTTCAGCGGTGGAGGGGGTGGCCAGCAGCAAAACAGCAACATGTACCCCGGTTCCCCGAGCTATTACGCCTCTCTACCAGGCGGCTCTGGCGACCCGAACTACGCCCGCTATTCGCAGCAGAACAGCAACCCGCTGAGCGGTTTCCAGTCGGGATCGGCCACGAGCACCAAGCCTACGGGACCGTGGGGCAACTTCAAGAGCAGCCTGCCATCGTTTAATGGCACAGCCGGATTGTGGAGATAAATGCCGGATCAGTCCAAGGTCGAATCGCAATTCGTTGATCTCGCCTCTCCGTGCGAGATCGATACCTATCGCGCGTATCCTGACTCTGAGAACAGCGATCCACGTTATATCTCAGATTTTACGACAGGAACGACCAATTACGGTTCCTACAATACCTACGTGACACCAGGAGGGAAGCTGTCTACGCGCCCCCCATTTGTATCGTCTGTATTTTTTGGATCGGCGGCAGGCTCAATTCTCAGCAGGAAGAGAATGGATAGGCTTTGGTGGTATGAAACACTTCCAGACGCAACGGGAGATGTACGACGATATGCTTTGGCGAGCGTCTACAATCTCGCTACCAGCAAGTGGGAGATGTACTACAACTATGTCAGTTCCCCCTCGTGGACGCAATTCACAAATCTTCGTGATATCAATGCTTCCACTGCACCACATCTTGTAGCGTTTGATCAGGGGATCGCTTATGTGAAGGGTTTCCCAAGTTCCACCGAAAAGCTGGGCACAATCAGCTTTAACGGCTCCACGGGACCACCGACGTATAACTGGTGGGGCGTTCTCGGGCCGTCGACGGGCGTGCAGATGAGCGGCTGGATCTCAAAGCTGACCGCTGCTGTTACGGATACCGCAACCGCATGGACCGTATCCGCATTATCAGCGCCGCCAGCCACTCCATTTACCGCGCAGGCAGGCTATGAGCAGGTCACCGTTACCGCCGTAGCCGGTGCAGGGCCGTACAATCTCACGGTCACACGTGG